CAACTTTTTAAAACAGCTATTGTAGGTAAACTTCTGCCTCTTGCAGCATTACGTTTTAAAGAAGTCATAGGAGACACATAAAGTAAAATCATAAACGTATCATATCCTAGTGCTTCTAAGTCTGTTTTCTTTTTAAGTAATGGTCTTGATGCAGCTCCTGTACCGTCTATTACTATATTTTCTAAAGATCCAATTGCTTGGGTTTCTTTTTCTTTAGTTATTGCTCTAGCTTTACCCATCATTTTAGCTGCTTGAGATAACTCTTCAGGAGACATAGAAGCAAAATCTTCTTTACCTAGTTCTGTTTTTAACAATTCTTCATAAACGTCATCTACGTTTATTACTTTAAAGTTTTGAAGACCTAATTGGTTGAGTATAGTAGTTTTTCCTGATCCAGCAGGACCAGCCATAAAAATAGCTTTAGGTTTACCTTGAACCTCTTTAAGTAATTGAACCAGACTTATCATACTTATACATATTATAAATTTCGTTTAGCTGTTGTCCTAAATTCAGTAAATATAGGTGAATGTGTAGGATTTTCTAAATCAAATAAACGTTTTACTGTTTTAAAAATATCTATATTTTCTTCAAATGTACGAGAAGGTTCAACAACCTCCCACCCTTTACCTTGCATTTTATCTTTAGATACTTTACGTTTAGAGGATTTTAACCATAAAATACCATAGCGATTTATTTTCTTTCCAAAACACTCTTCATAGCATTGACCATAAACTGCGGTTTGGAGTTCATAGGTAGTTTGCATGTTGTTTGATGTTTTTAAGTCAAGTAACCATAATTCATCACCTATTTCAATAATCAAATCACAAGTACCAGCTACTTTAAGTTCATCTGAAAATAAATGGACTTCGGTTTCTATTAGAGTAGGTTTATAAGTTTCCCAAAATTCAACAAAACGTAAAAACATCTGCCAAACATCAGGATTGTATTGTGGACGTCCTCTATCATCTAAAAATTGTAGTTCTTCACCGTTTAAATAGGCTTCACATAGTTCGTGAACTTGGGTACCTTCTTCAGCTGCTTTTTTAACAATGTAATCAGCCGAAAAACCTACTTGCTTTAACCAATTTTCAAAATATTTTCCTTTTGGATAATATCCTAAAACATACGTTACAGATGGATAATATTTTCCATTCCTTCTATAGTAACGTGAATCTGGGAGGGTGATTTGGGTTGCATCTTCAGATATTTCTAGGATGCGATCGTAGGATTTTTTAATGTTCCTCTTTTTCATATAGTTAATAATTTTTTCTCCATTAATCCATATTGGGTTAATGGAGAAACTGTTTGTATCAGTTTGGTAAAGTTTTCAAATCCCATATCGCTAGGATCTTTTCCTTGCATTTCTACGAGATAAACTTCTTTACCAATGTCTAAAAGCCTTTCACAAAAGCCAAGGGCTTGTTTAATAGCATCATTGTCTAATGCAATATATATTTTTTGTACTTTTGATTCTACTATTTTTTTCATTAAGGCAGGTTGAATATTTTTGCCTAAAAGTGGTATAACATTACGTTTTATTGCTATAGCATCAAACGGTCCTTCACATAGTATAATAGGTAAATCCCAATTAATAAACAACTCAAACGGTACTATATCGCGAGACGTTTCAGGGTTACGGTATTTTATGTAGGGGTTTTTTTCGAATGATCTCGCGGTAAAATAATTTAATTTACCGTTGTTATCGTATGAAGGTATAACTACCATATTTAAATATCGTCCTGAGTCGCAGTATCCTATATTGTATTTTAAAATATCTTGTTTGGATATGTTTCTTTTTTTCAGGTAAGATAGAGCGTGTTTTGATATAATATCTTTATTGTTTGTGAATGTTTTGAATTCTTTGGGTAGTTGTAAGAGTTCTTGTTTGACTTCACCTATATCTTCATTTGAGACATTTTTTACAAGTTTGCCTAATTCTTGAAAATAACTTGCATTTACTTTAACTTGTTTAAATAAACTTTTAACGGTTTTACCTCTTTTACCACATACCCAACATTGCCAAGGATTAACTCCTTCTTTATTTTCAGTAAAATTAATTTCGAGTTTGGGTTTATGGTGGTGACAAAAAGGACAAGAATATGCTTGATTTCCTCGTGCTGTTCGTTTGCCTGCTCCTAAGACAGAATTAACTAGGTTAACTAACAGTTCATTTACCATAACTATAAAATACAACCTCTTTTTTAGATATCAAAATCTTTTCTATAAAATTTACCTAAAATATTATCGTTAAAATACATATCAGGCTCCTCTAATACTCTATATACAAATAAAGTTTGTGTTTCGTAATATGTTAGTAGTTTTTTATTTGAACAAGTAAATAGTATCTCACGTGTAAAATTTTTAGCAGGTTCATTTTTTACAAGCTCAAGTAAAGGTTTGTTTGAACCCCAATATTTTTTCCAATCAGATTCTAAAATTGCTATTTTATATGATGGTTTTCTACCTACCACACCTTCATACATTGCAAGTTCTTTCTTTCCTAATTTTACTTTTCTTTGATGATAAAGTACTTTTTTACCAATATAAGCTTTATTAGAAGGTAAGTGAGTTATTTTATAGATGAACCCATATGTGTTTTCTGGAAAGTGAGAGATATCCCCCATTTCTTGTTTTTTGTATGTCCACATAATAAGGATTTAAAATGTTGAATCAAATGTTATATATTTTAAATTTCCGGCCCAATTAATAGTACCAACCCCATTACCTGTAACCTCCAATATAATATTAGTTCCTGAACCAGTCAAGGAAAATGAAGGGGTTCCTGCAAGACTTGAAATACTACTAGATACAGGAGAACCTCCAGAATATAAAATTCCTGAGGTGTTTTGAAAAGCTCCAATAATTTCACCACCAATTACTCTATCAGCTCCTCCATATCCTACAACATATGATTTTACTGTATATGCTACTCCGTCTGAAGTTGGAACTGTTAATAATGTTACTGATTCGGAATTTAAAGTTGTTATGCTATTATTCAATATAGTAGATAAAGTTCCATTACCACCATCTCCTAAATTTACACTTCCACTTTCATCAACTTGGAATCTTCTTAAATTACTTGTATTAAGATTTATAGGTTGAGCATCTTGTGTAGTTATATTAAAAGGATTTCCTCCTCCTCCCCCTCCTCCGGGTGGGTTTTGGATTCCTGTTGTTGTTAAAGGTACAGATGTATCTACAGTTGAAGCAAATGAAGCAGTAACTGCATATGAAGCAGATATGATACTATTTGATCCAAACGGTCCATAAACATCAGATCCTGTTACAAATGAAGATGTTAAAGATGTATCAGCATATGAAGAACTTACAACATAAGAGGAACTTACAGCATAAGAAGAACTTATAGCCTGTGAAGAACTTACAGAATATGAAGATGAAACAACACTATTAGAACCAAAAGGTCCATCTACACCTGATCCTGTTATGTAAGAAGATGTTACAGATGTATCAGAATATGAAGCACTTGTAGATGTATTTGAATATGATGAAGTTACAGCATATGAAGCACTTACTACATTATTTGCCCAACTTGCTGTTCCAAATAAACTGGCTGTTATATTATCTATACTAAAAGATCCGGTCAATGTTAATGAACCAGATATTGTTATATCGTAAGCCTCAGTTCCTGTAAAAGCGTCTACTGATTGGGTAACATGCCACGGTCGTATTATACTACCTGAAGCTATACCTGAATTGGATAATTGTTTTGCCATTAATTACTTATTTTTGCGTATCTTATTTCTATAGAATTAGTTCCTGACGATGAACCTAATTGTCCTGTGATTAGTAAATATTGTTGAGTTGTCCAATCAATATTAGAAGTTATAAAACCAGGTGATGCAGAGTTTTGGGTTGTCATTTCTGAATTTATGTTGTATTCATTATTTGGAATATCATTATTAGGAGCACCAGTATATGATGGGTAAAGGGTTGCATTTGAAGCAGAGATAATAAGATTTCTTTCAACTCCTCTTCCATATTTACTAACTGCTAGAGTAAGATATGCAGTGTTATCTTTTCCTAATATCATTTTAGGAGATCCTGCTATTAGTGAGTTTGAGGTATTTAAATAAACCCTTCCATATCCAGTTGTATCTAAATCAAATAAAAACATAACTTTAACATTAATTACATCTCCAACACTAAATGTATTTGCAGGAATTGAAATAGAGGATATAATAGCTTCTGTAACTCCTGTTACTGCTGTTCCTGGACCTGAGGTAGTTAAAACTTGATAAGTACTAGCAGCACTTCCTGTAGCAACAGTTACATCAAAAGTTGATCCGTCACCTTGGGTGAATGTTATAACATTATTAGTTGCTGAGGCAGTTGTTACAAATGAAGCTGTTTCTGCAGGAGTAATTCCACTACCTGCTGCTGAGGCACTTATTTCAAATGAGGTTCCTACTTGGTTGATAGTTACATTATCACCTGCTACTAAATCAACATAAGATGCTGTTAAAGCATATGAAGCAGAAAGGGCATCTAAAGCATATGAAGCAGAAATAGCATATGAAGCTGTTAATGGATTTATTACACCTGGTTCACCATTAATTGAACCTGTCATGTTAAATGAACCAGAAAGTGAAATGTTATAGGCTTCTGTTCCGGTAAAAGCATCAATTGATTGAGTAACGTGATACGCTTCAACTGTATTTCCTGTTGTTATTCCGGTTTTATTAAGAGTATTTGCCATTTATTATAAATATTATAAATCTAAATTAACTAATATGGTAGTATCTGTTACCGATGAAAGTGGTAACGGTTGTGCTAGTTTTGCTATTGCTATTAATTCTTTATTATTATTATACATTCCAACTGTTGTAACATAAGGATCAAAATATGACCCTGTTGCAAAATCATATAGTATACCACTATTTGAACTACCTGAAATTAGAGTTGGGTTTTGGGAGAAATTAAATTCATTTTGTCTAACAGTGCATTTATATTGTGATTCATATATTGTAGTTGTACTATCAAATGAACAAGTAATATCGTTTGTTTCAAATAATACTCCAAAAATACCACCATATATTCCTACAGGAATTGGGGGTGATGGGACACCATAACTAACAAACCCATACCCATCTAAAGCACTAAATTGATCTTTTATTAATGTAGCTATACCGTGTTCATAAATTATATTCCCAACATGATAACTTGAGGTAAAATATGTTGAACTACTTAAAAGTAAATTCC